CCCCCGACGGCCTGCACGGCAAAACGTCGGATCTGGTGGTCGTCGACGAGCCGTGGGCGTTCGACCTGGTGCGCGGCCAGCAGCTCGACCAGGCCATCGTGCCGACCCAGGCGGCCCGCCCCAACGCCCAGGTGTGGAAAGTGTCGACGGCGGGGGATGCCACCTCGACGTGGTGGCTGGGCACCGTGGAGGCCGGCCGGGCCGCGGTCCGGGCCGGCCGCACCGACGGAGTCTGCTATTTCGAATGGTCCTGCCCGGATCAGCTCGACCCGGCCGATCCCGTCTCATGGCCGCTGTACCATCCCGCCTACGGGCTGACCATCGGCGCCGAGGCCATGCAGGCGGCGCTCGACATGCTGGGCCCCGACGAGTTCGCCCGGGCCTACGGGAACCGCTGGGTGTCCACCACCGCCCGGGTGATCCCGCTGGGCGCCTGGAGGGCCGCCCAGGATCCCGACGCCGTCCTGCCGCCGTCTGGCGGGGTGTCGTTGGCGTTTGATGTCGCCGTGGACCGCAGCGACGCGGCGATCGTGGCCGCCTGGCGGGACGAATCGGGCATAGCTCACATCGAGGTGGCGGATCAACGGCCGGGGGTGGGCTGGTTGCCGGAACGTCTGGGCGAACTGGTCGAGCGGTGGCGGCCCCGGTCGGTCGGCTTCGACGCCGCCGGCCCGGCCCTCGACGTCGCCGACGTGGCCGAGCGGGGCGGCCTGGAGCTCGTCGGGTTGAAAGCCCGCGAGTACGCGGCGGCCTGCGCCGGCCTCCTCGAGGGCCTGGTGGCCGAACCGCCGGCGGTGCGCGTGCGGCCTCACCCGGCGCTCGACGCGGCTGCTAACGACGCCGCCCGCCGCCAGCTCGGCGATGCCTGGGCGTGGGGACGTCGCCAGTCCGCCGGCAGCCTCGCCGCCTTGACCGCGGCCACCGTGGCCGTGTGGGTGTTCGACCATTCGGTCGACCTCGGCGAGTTCAGGATCTTCTGAAGAAATACCGGAAAACTGTCGATGCTGAGAGGACAAAAGGGCGGGGTATCCCTCATAGTGTCCACCTGAGCGCGACAGATGGTCTGTCGCCGTCACATCAGAAGAAGGGGCGAACAAATGACTCCCACTTGGCAGACGCCGGGCTACACCCCCGCGCCGGTGCCCATGCCGCAGCCGGCGAGACGCCGATCCCGCGTGTTCATGTTCGTGTTTCTCGGCGTCCAGGTGTTGTTCCTGGCCCTGATCATCAGCGCCGCCCACAGCTCACACAACCAGACCGTGGCCGACTGCGCCACCCAGACCGCCCTGTCTGCCAAGGACTGTCAGTCGGCCTCGGACGCCGGGACCGCTATCGGTGTCGGCCTGCTGGTGGCATTCTGGGCGGCCGTAGACGTGATTATCGGGATCACCTACGCGGTGGTGCGGGTCAGCCGGCGGCGGTGACCCCCGACCAGTTGACAACCGGGGAAGTGGCTGCGCTCGCTGGGATCGCCCCGGCGAGCGTTCGCCGTTACCGGCTTCGCGGCACGTTCCCTGAGCCCGACGGCTACGTCGGCCGCACGCCGTGGTGGCGGCGGCCCACCGTCGAGGGATGGCTGGCGGCGCGCCGACGCCCCGGCCACCCCAAATCCACTGCCTCTGAATAGTTATCCGTAAAGCTTGTGCCCAATTGCACTATTGTGCGGTTGCGGTGAGTATGACTCTGGCCACGCCGTGGAGCGTGGGCCGCCAGGTCGTCGCCCGCGGCGCGTCGGGCGGGATCTTTCCGCCGGCGGGCACCTTCGGCCTGTCGGGCATGCCTGGCGCCTACGTGTATGACACCGCCTCGGCCCGGCGGGTGCCGGCGGTGGCCCGCTGCCTGCAGGTGTACGCCGGGCTATGCAAGCAGATGCACATGGACGCCTGGCGGGGGCCGGACATGCTGCCCCGCCCCCGCCTGCTGGACCGGCCCGACCCGACCCGGGCCCGATCCTGGTTCGTGGGGGTGAACGTCGAGGACTACCTCCTTGAGGGGAACGCCATCAGCCTGATCACGGCCAGGGGGGTGGACGGCTGGCCGCTGGCGGTGCAGTGGGTGCCGGCCACCTGGGTGTACATCGTGTGGACCGTCGGCATGCCCCGCCCGGATTACTACATGCTCGGCCAGCCGCTGAATTTCGACGATGTGATCCATGTACGGCGGGGCGCCGACCGGTTCCTGCCGGTGCGGGGGGTGGGGGTGGTCGAGGAGTTCATGGGCACCCTGGACCGGGTCGCAAGCGAGGAGGCTTACGAACGCCAAACCCTGGCCGGGGCGGCCGTCCCCAGCGTGGCCATCATCACCCCGCAGGCCACCCTGACCCAGGATGTGGCCGACCAGGCCAAATCCGACTGGATGGACCGTTTCGCCGGCGCCCAACGCCTACCGGCCATCCTGCCCAACGGCACTCAGGTGATCCCGCTGGCCTGGTCGCCAGCGGATTCGCAGCTGGCCGAGGCCCGCCATATGAGCCTCACCGACGTGGCCAACGCCTTTAACATCGATAGTTACTGGGTGGGGGCGCCGGTGTCGGGCATGACCTACCGGACGGCCGCCCCCCAATACCAGCAGGTGCTGCTCACCTCGCTGGAACCGGTGCTAGCCGACTTCGAGCAGGTCTGGTCCGACGCCTGGCTGCCGCGCGGCACGAACGTCGCCTTCGGCCGCGACAAGCTGCTACGCGAGGATCTGCCCACCACCGCCACCGCCCTGTCGACGCTGGTCGGCGCGGATATTGCCTCCCCAGAGGAGTGCCGGTCGTATCTGATGGGTAACCCGCTGGATCTGTCCGGGCCGGCGCCGAGCCCGCCCAAACCCCCGCCGGCGCCGCCCGTGTCATCGGCGCCGGCGGGGGCCGATCAACCGCAGGAGGTGCCGGCCAAATGACCGACCGGGCTGTGTTCGAGTTTCGCCACGACACGGTCGAATCGGCCGGCCGGTTCACCCGCCTGGAGGGCCGGGCGGTGCCGTACAACACGTGGGCGAACGTGGGCGCCTACATGGAGCAGTTCAAGCCGGGGGCGTTCGCCAAGTCGATTCGCGAGACTGCCGCCGCTCTGCCGCTGATGCTGTTCCACGGCCGTGACGACCTGTGGCCGATCGGCAAAGCGACACGCTGGACGTCGAAAGACGACGGGCTGTACGGGTCGTGGGAGCTCAACGACAGCCCGAACGCCCAGCGGGCCGCGGCCATGGCCAAATCCGGCGAGCTCGGGTTCCTGTCGATCGGGTTCGTCGACGTCCGGTCGGTGCCCGAGCTGGCCGGCGACTACAACCCCATGCTCGGCGAGGACCACATGGACCGCATCACCCGGGTTGAGGCCCGCCTGGTGGAAACGTCGATCGTGCCGACCCCGGCCTACGCCGAGGCCCAGGTGATATCGGTCCGCGACTACCGCCGGCGCCTGGCCCAGACCCGTCTGGCCGCCTATCGCCAGGTGTGGGACCGGGAGCGGGCTAACATTCCCGGTTGAGGACCGCCGGACCCGCGCCGCACCGCCGCCGGACCCACGCCGAGCCCCAACAGGCTCACCTGGGCACCACGGGACAGGGGCACCCGAGGCACCACCGTCTGCCAAGGATCAACCCGTCCGAAACGAGGTGCCCGCCATGTCCAACGCCGTGCTCGACCGTCTGCTGATCCAACGCCAGGAGCAGATCACTTTCATCGACCAGACCCTCGACCGTGTCGAAGCCGAGGGCCGGGATCTGGTCGACGCCGAAACCGCCAACCTGGACGCCGCCCGCCAGCGGATCCAGGAGCTCAACGCCCAGATCGGCCCGCTCGAGGAGTTCGAAAAGCTCCGCTCCTCCCATGAGGCCGCGGTCGGGGCGCTGCCCCGCCCGCAAGGCTTGCCCGCCCAGCCCCGCAAAGTGGGCGGCAACGACCGGTTGCCCGAATATCGCACCGCCGGCGAATATGTCGTCGACCTCATCAAAGCGCGGGGCATCCATTCCGACCCCGACCCAGCCGCCGCGGCCCGCATCCAGCAGATGCGGGTAGTCGCCGACCAGAAAACCACCGACACCACCGGCATCCTGCCGACACCGATCGTCGGCGGGGTCGTCGACCTGATCGATAACAACCGGCCGCTCATCTCCTCGCTGGGTGGGGCGCGCGCCCTGGCCGGTATTCCTGGCGCCACGTTCACCCGGCCGAAGATCACCCAGCATGTGACCGTCGCCGCGCAGGCCGGCGAGAAAACGCAGTTGTCCTCCCAGAAGATGACCATTGCCCCGGTGTCGTTCACGAAGGCCACCTACGGCGGCACCGTCGACATATCCCGCCAGGACATCGACTGGACGTCGCCAGGGGCGTGGGACATTCTGATCAAGGACCTGGCCGACGTGTACGCCGTGCAGACCGAGACGGCGGTAGCCGCCGCGTTCAAAGCGGCGGCCACGGCCACCGCCGTCGTTGTCGCCACCAACGACCTCAAAGGGTGGACGCTGGCCCTCTACACGGCCGGGATGCACTGCTACCAGGGTGGGTTCCGGATGCCGGACCGCATCTGGTGTTCGCTCGACGTGTGGGCCGCTCTCGGCATCCTGGTGGACGTGGCCCGGGTGGCGATACCCCAGGATCGCACTTCGGAGATGGGCGCCCCCGGCACGTCGAGCCTGGCCTCGTTCGCCGGCGACCTGCTCGGCCTGCCCCGGATCGTGGTACCGACATTCGCGGCCGGCACCTGCATCGTCGGCCCCAGCTCGCTGTACGAGGTCTACGAGGAGGTCATCGGCCTGCTCAGTGTCATCGAGCCCAGCATTCTGGGCGTGCAGGTCGCCTACGGCGGCTATGTCGCCTTCGGCAGCCTCGGCGGCTCGGCGTTCGTGCCGTTGACCGCCCCCGCCGGCATGCCCACCATCCTCGAAGCCGACGCCCCCGCCGGCGACGACGAACCCAAGACGGCCGCCAAAAAGTAGGACGGGGTGGCGTGGACACTTCTGACCCGAACCGGAAGTTGGGGGCACTACGTGAGTAGTGCCCCCGGCACCGACATGGCGACGCTGAAACCGGGCGACTGGAAGGTGACAGCCGACCAGGCATTCATCCGTAAGGACAACGCCGGGACGATCGCCGGCGTGAAACCCAGCGTCGAAAGCATCGCGCCGAAACCGGGAACGGCGGGTTCGACGTTCGCGGCGACGATCGTCGGTAATGCGCTGACCGGCGCCACCGGCGTCACCTATGGCGGTACGGCCGCCACCGGGATCGCGGTCACGAACGCCCAGCAGCTGACCGGCACATTCCCGTCCAAGACGGCCGGGGCCTACCCGGTGGTGGTTACCACCGCGGCCGGATCATCCAACCCGCACCAGTACCCGGTGAACTGAGATGGCCGACTGGGAGATCATGGGCCATCCCATAGAGCTGCCTATCCCGTACGACAACCCGCAGACCATACCGTCAGGGTGGGAGCCGCTCAGCGCCCTTCCCCGTCAGGGGAACAAGGCCGTGATCCTGTGCCGTCGTGTGGCGTCGGCACCCCCTGCGGGCGGTCCCCCGGTACTGGACTCGATCACGCCGAACACGCTGGCGGCCGGTGGTACACCGGCCACCATCGAGGTGTACGGCTCAAACTTCGACGCCTCCTGCAGCATCTATGCCGATGGCGCGCCCCGCTCGACGTTCTTTCTCGACAGCACGCATCTGGAATACACGGCGCGGCCCGATCTCGCCACCTCTGGCGACGTGGTGCAAATAACAGTCGGCAACGACGCTGGTAGATCAAGCGCCCTCCCCTTCACCTACACATGACAGTGACGATCGCACCCGCCGGCAGCTGGGGGATCGCCACCTGTACCAGCCCGGCCACCGAGATGCCCGCCGTGCTGGCGTTGCCCGGGTCGTGGCCGATCGGCCTGCAACCGCAATGCTTTGTCCGCAAAGACCAGTGGGCGGCCGCGACAACCCCGCCCGGGCCTCCGGTGTCCGGCTACATCGCCTGGTGGGACGCCTCGGCTATCACCGGGGCGGCCGACAACACCAAACTGGCGGCCTGGGCGGACGGCTCGGCGAACCACAACGACCTGGCCCAGGCCACCGGCGCCAACCAGCCCACCTACTACAAGACCACCGCCGGAAAGCTGATCAACGGCAAACCGGCGGTGTGGTTCGACGGGGCGGCCACGTTTATGAGCCCGGTATCGGTGACCGCGGCCCAGCCGTTCACGATTGTGGTGGTGGCTCAGAACACCTCGGCGGCCGCGACCAGCTTTGTCATGGTCGGCTCCGCAGCTGGCTCCTACGCCTTCTACTATCGCAGCCCCAGCCCGGGCCCGGCCGGGTTCGCCATCGTGGCCACCGGCACCCTGGCCACCGTGGGCGGGTTCGACCAGAACCTGCACTGTTTCACGGGGGTGTACAACGACACCGCCTCGTTCCTGGCCATGGACGCCGTTTCGGCCACGCCGGGGACCTCACCTGGCACCAGCGGTCTGGTCGGCACCATGTATGTGGGCCGGACCAATGTTGGGCTGTACTGGAATGGGCCGATCTGCGAGATCATCATTTATCCGTCGGCGCTGAATTCCACCGACCGGGCCGCGGTGGCGTCCTACCTGAAAGCCAAGTGGGGTACGCCGTGAGCAGCTGGCCGAACCTGGCCGAGGTCCGCAAACTTTTGCGGCTGCAGCCCGACCCGACCGAGGCCGGGATTATCGGCACCGCCCTGGCCGCGGCGGTCGACTACGGCACCCGCCGGCTCGGGTTTCAGATCACCGTCGCCGGCGACGGCACCAAAACATATTTCCCGCTGTACCCGCCCGATACCACCACCCTGCCCGACGGCGCCCACGAGGCCTGCCTGATCCACGCCGCCCGGCTGTACCGCCGCCGGGACAGTATCGACGGCACCATCGGCTTCGGGGATATGGGCGCTATCCGGGTGGGCCGCTACGACGCGGATGTCGAAGCGTTGTATTCGGCGTGCTCGCGTCTGGTGTTCGGGTGAGTTGGGACCGGCCCGCCGCGGCCGCCGCCCTCGTCGACGTCCTCGAGGCGGCCACCGCCGACCTGGTCACCGTCCACGACAAGCCGCCGTCCACTTTGAACGCCCCCGCCCTGGTGGTGTCGTATCCGACCACGGTGACCAAACACACCCCGACGTTCGCGATCGACCAGGCCGAGCTGGCCGTCCTCGGCGCCGTCGGCGTCGAAGCCGGCGACGACCTTGACAGCCTGCTCGAGGTGGCCACCGATGCCATCGAGGCCGACCCCAGCCTGGGCGGCGCCGTCCAGTATTGCAAACCGGTGGAATGGCGGAACTGGCGGATTATGACCTCGGCCGGCGCCAGCCTGCTGGTCGCCGAGCTGGCCCTAGAGATCCGCATGTAAGGAGGAACACCCCTTGTCCGACACTGACACCCTTGACGCCCCCGAGGTCAACCCGCTGGCCGACCCGGCCGCCCCGACGGCCACCCCGGTGATGATGACCGACACCTATGTGGAGGTGGGCGGCGCCAACCTCAAATGCCTGGCCGAAGAGGTCTCGCTGGAACCCGAAAACAAACCTATCGAGGTCACAACCTTTTGCGGCATCCAGGACTACCCGGGCCCGGTCAAATGGCATTTCAAAGCCAAGTTTGTGCAGGCGTTCGACCCGGGCGCCACCGATGCCACTCTCTCGGCGGCGCTGGCCAGTTACGCCTCTTCGGGGGCGCCGGTGCCGTTCAAGGTGCGGCCGTTCGCGTCGCGGGTGGTGTCGGCCACCAACCCGCAATTCAGCGGGCTGATGATCCCGCAGCCGTACACCATCTTCGGCGGCGCCGCCGGGGCCGCCTCCGAGGTGGACATCGACTGGATCATGACCGCCCCCCCGACCCGCTCCACGGCCGGTGTTTCCGCCACCGGTGCTACCGCCGGCGCCCCCGGCTTTTTCACCCCGTCGGGTGCGACCACGCCCGCCAACCTGGCCGCCCTCACCGGGATCAAGGCCAGCCCGGCCACGGCGTGGACGACCGGCCAATATGTGGTCACCGCCGACCTGCTGGCCGCCCACTGGTCGAGCTCGGCCTGGGTGGCCGGTATCGCCTGATGGCCGCCCCGGTCGTCGGCATCGTCGGCGCCAAAGCGCTTCGCAAAGACCTCGGCCGTCTCGCCGACGACGTCACCGGTCCCCTCTACCAGGCGATGAA